AAAAGGAAAACAAATAAAAGTAAATTGGCAATCTATACCATGCTTTTCATAAACAATTTTACATGGTGAATTAGGAAACTTACCACTTTGCAGTCTATTACGAATTACCCAAGCAATAGCAACTTGTCCTTCATAACCTTCGCCACGAGCCTCGTTATACATGGCTTGTGCGACACACTCGCTAGGATTTTCTACAACAATAGGTTTTTTGGGTTTGGAGTCTTTGGCTAAAACAGGATAACTCACTGCCGTGATAAGCGCCAAAGATAATAAGAGTTTTTTCATTAACCTCTCAAAAAGGTGGGGGGATTCTGTTGCCAAGTTCCCCCCGTTACTCCGATCAAGCCGCTAGGCGAAGATCATATGCATTGTTGTCGTTTGCATTTACGATTTTTTGAACTATAAGGCATTCAACCCACTATCTACTTCAACCTTTTCAATGCTAGTCGAAACCCTATCATCCCCCAAAAACACACCACTTCACTAATGTGTTTGTGGTGGAGATGTCGGTATTGAAACCGAGTCCTAGTCCATCTATTAGTTGCTATCAACAATAGTATATTATTTATAGCATTATTAGGGAGTTATGTCAAGGGTTATTTGCTGTTGTTTACCACAATGTGGACAATAAAGTTTCTTAGGCTTCCAATCGTCCATCACGGCAAGAGAGAACCATCCACTGCAATGTTGACATACAAAATGCCAGATTATCTCACGAGTAGCTTTCATTTCTTTGGAATAGTATACATACCGTCTGGACCACTTCCACCCCATGCACTTTGAATATTACGATCTACGCCAGTATCATTTTGATATAGCGCACTTTGAGTAATATCATTTAGCTGCGATGTATTTGTATTGGTGCCATTATTGACAGCAGTTCCTGTATTAATTCCAGTACCAGCAATAGATTGACCAGTGCTAGCAGCAATGATTTGTCCAAATGCATTGTTAATTTTAGTAAGCAAATTAGGTAATACAGCACTGCCTATTAAGGTATTTCCCAATGCTGATATATTCATAGGAGTAACTTGACCTAACATTTCAAGTGTTCCATAAATCATTTGGTCAGTATTAAATGGATTTTCATACTTAGTAGCACCAATTTGACCATAGATTATCTTATTTGATATCTTTAGAAGATTATCAACCAATGCTTCATTGTTGGTAAGTGCTAGCCCATTTTGATCTATTGTAGCAAAAGGAATTTGTTGTCTGTCAAGTGTAGTTACAAGACACTTATTACCAACTACTAAAACATTTCTATCAATGGCTTGGTTAACAACATTCAATCCAATATTTTCTTTAACTGCTGGACTTACATTAGTCCACTGTAAATCATAATATGTTTCATCAGCTTGGGCTGGTAACATTTCTGCTGGATTATATCCACTTTCTACCAATTTTTGATTTCTATTATCTATATAGATATCTGCTGGGTTAATCGGGTACACTACATCTTGTAGATTTTGTGGTACATATGGAAGGTTTCCTGTATATGCAGTCAAGTAAAAAGTAGCTGGATCACGGAAATATTGGCTATGTGGCAGTTTAAATCTATCAACATTAACACCAAGCTGGCTTAATGCATCTGCATTTCTTCCCATACGCATTGCGCCTTTGATAGCATCTCCATAAATGTTGTCTGCTGCAACACGCTCTAAGTAGTCACCAATTTGACCATAGCCAGTACTTGTTCCATAATATGGCAAACCATCGGCAAAAACATATGCATTGATTGGACTATTTGGTATAGCTTCAAATAAATTTATATTAAACGCTTGTATATGATGATTTTCTTTTAATAACTGAGCACAACTAGCAGCATGTGCTTTTTCGCTTGCTTGCAATGCTGCTTGTATAGTAGGATCGCTTGTATTCTTAATAACAGTTAATTGTGCTTCAATTACCCCAATCATATAATATACGGCATCGTCAAGAGTGTTAAAAACTCTGCCATTGATTACTATAGTGTCAGGGTTAGCAGGTGCTCCAGTATCTGCATTTGCTTTAGTTCCTTGAACATGATAGCCGCCTGTTAGCAATGTTTGCAGTTGTGTGATTAATTGATTTAATGTTTGGCCATCTGTAGTTGCCATAACTTTGTTATTAGCATCAATTATATAAGGAAGCGTTTCATTGTGAACATAACCAGCAGGAGTTCCAATGAAATCTGCCATAGTTAATTCACCTAAACTGCCACCACCATATCCAAATGTTTGCATCATTCTGTCAGCGGCTGGTTGATAAAATGGCGTACTCATTTGACTAAGATGATTTAAATCTAATCCAGAATCTACCTTTGATAACGCAGTTCCAATTTCTTGGAAATGTGTAGCTCGCGTTAGCCCAAGGCTCAAGAAATGTTGACCTAGCTGTGCAAAGTTTTGGCTAGGACCAGTCTTAGATAGATTAGGACACATATGACTAATGTCAGTTAATTGTCCCAAATGATTTAGCGGTACCCCAATATTAAAAGCAGCACTTACTGCACCAGTTGCGGCTTCGCCAGTGGTATTTGTCAGTATTTGTTGACATACAGCATCATGCATCGGATTATCAACTCCAGCGAGCGGAATACCTGCAGATACCAAATTCTTAGTTAAACCCGTTACATCACCAAGCCCTGCATTTAAAATTTGAGCAACAACATGACTTGGTTGTTGCATACGCAACATATTAGTTGTTGCAAAAGTTCCTAAATTTGACAGATCACTTGCCGCGCTAGGAAGATTTAAACTTAGTGTAGTCGTACCATAACTCATAATATCATTGTTGTTACGGAATAAATTTCCAAGACCGCCAGCTTGCGCTGTGCCAAAAGCCATAGCACTTGCTTCGCCAATAGCACCAACTACATTGTTTGATATACCGCTATATGCACTGGTAATACCAACATTTGCCATAAAGTTACTGAGTGATCCACTTACAGCATTTCCCATCATGTTACCAGCAACTTGATTAATCATTCCGCCTATTCCGCCACAGCTAGCAAATTGTTGCATTGCATTTGGTAAGTTTAAAGGATTTTGTAAAATTCCGTTTAGTGGACCTAAAATTGAACCAGTTGCTCCCTGTAGTGCACCGCCAACTAAACCTGATATTCCAGATGGCAACACACCAGTTAAACTTGGAAGTATACCGCTGCCTATTGAACTCAGCGCACTAAATGCACCACCAGATAGTGTATTCAATGCACTACTAACACCACCAGTAATAGAACTAAGTGCACTGCTTAAGCCACCAGTGAGACCACCTAAAGCACCAGTGGCAGCACCCAGTGCGCCGCCTAGTGCTCCAGTTATCCCACTCAATCCAAGTGCGCCAGTTAATCCGCCTAATGCACCATTGATTGCTGCGCCAAGTCCGCCCAATAAACCACCGCCAGCAAGAGCAGCAAGCATTCCTAAACCAGCACCAGCGCAACCTGCGCCACTACCAGCACCCGCGCCCTTGGCATTTGCTGGAAGTGCTGCAGAAGGACCGCCGCCTTTAACATTACTAGGAACTTGTCCGCTTGCAAGTGCGGCATCTGCAGCGCGGCGTGATGGATTTGAACTAAGCTGCGACATGCTGCTGCTAATAGCGTTAGGATCGCCTGTTTGTGCTGCTGCTACCGAATCACTTAGGCAACGACTGCCAGAACCATAATTATAACTTAAATCAACATATGCTGCTTGTTGTTCTGGAGTTAAGTTACTCCATGCTGGTTCACCAATACGATTTGCAATTCCAGGCGCATATGTATCAACAATCTGTTGTTGCATAAGAGCCTGACCGTCTGTTTGAGTTATTGATTGGCCAGGCTGAACAGGACTACCATCAGCATTATAATGGTTGCCATATCCAATTGCATAGCCAGTGAAAACGCCTTGGCTGTTATAGTCAGGATAAGCAGTTGATTTAAAACCTTCATTTGAAGCAATAAAACTTGCGGTAAGATTAGGGTCTTTAAGTGCACTTGCCATAGGTTAACTCACATTTGTTGGTTTAAAAGTAGGAGGCACCCAAGTTATGTCTCCAGGCTTATAGGTATCTGCTACAACATTAAGCATGCCAGGAACTGCAATGGGTGCGCCTGTTGCTACAACTTTTCGCAAATTTTGTGGTTGTGGGCGCAATCTTGATTCTTGGTTATTTCCAAGATTTGTACCACCATGTTCTTTTAATTCTTCGGTTGGACTAGTTTGAGAATAATATTCTTTAGCAGAATCTAAGCTATCAGTAACTCGTGGAAGATTTATATTAGCTAACTTTGCATATCTATCCGCGCTAGTGGTTGATACCAGTGAACCAATTGCACCATTATATGCTGCCCTGTCACCTGCATTGACTAAATGTTCAATCTCGCTAGCACGATGTAAACTATTTCTTACATATCCAACATCAGTTCCAAAAGCAGATTGATTTTTATCAAAATCATGCACAGTATAATCACTGCCAGCACTATTAAACTTTGTTCCTAATGAATAATTGGAAAGAACAGCAGTGCTGTTTCCGTGTTTGGTGTAAATGCTAGCTGGTAAATTTACTAATATTCCAGTTACACCATCACGAATTGGCGGATGGTAACTGTTTACTACGCTAGTGTTTGGAATTAAACCAGTGTTTACCCAGTTAAACAAATGACTGTTGATATTGAGTATACCCGCATTAACATTTGGTTCTTCAAATGCAGTTCCTGGTCCGCCAAATGGTGAATTTTTTGCATAAACTGGTTTAGTGTTAAAGTATTGTAAGTTACTAACATTTGCCAACCCATTGGCATTAAGATATAATTGGGTATCACTTGTAATTAATTCAACCGTGCCTACATATGTATTTGGTCCTGCGACTGTATTTGCAATCCATATACTATCGCCATAATTTACTTGAGTAGTAAAATTAGTTGAGTTGCCAGTTACAATCTGAGAAGCTGTATTGGCAGTAATGTTTCCAGTTGTATAATATGTATAAACAATTGCATTTGCAATAAACGGGGCATAATGCAATGATTGATTTGTGATGTTAAGATTTGCGTTAGTAGTAAGATATAAGCTAGTGTTGTTAGAAATATATGATACATACCCAACAAACACATTGCTTATGTTTGCAATGGCAGAGCCAGCTTTAAATTGCGTAGTAAATGTAGTACCAATGCCAGTGACGGTGTTTGATGTTGTCGTAGTAGTAATATTTCCAGTACCGATTGTAATATTACCTAATGGCATTTTGTACCTGCCCAACTACATTATTAACTGCGCCACCAACAACACTGTTGACCAATCCACCCACGCCATTATTAACAACATTACTGACTGTACCAACAATGCTGGCTACTCCGCCAAGACCGCTGGCAATACTTCCTAGTGAACCTAGCCCACCTGCTAGACCACCTAGACCGCCAAGCAATCCACCACCAATACTGCCTACCAAACCACCAAGCAATCCGCCACCAATTCCGCCAGCGCCGCCAGCAGCTACTAAAACATCTGCTTCAAATGGGATCATAGAGTGGTGACACATATCAAGACTTCCTAAGAAACCTTGTGGTCTACCACCTACCAGTACGCTTGGACTGCCAATTATGATAGGATTTGGTGGGTGAGGATGTCTAGGATCAAATCCAGGGTGACCTGTCACCATATCACCTAAACGACTCGCTGGTCTTCCATTTATGAGAACAGTTAATTCTCCCATAAATGCAACACCAGCGCCAGTATTCATACTACCAATTTTTGCTGGAATAGACATTGACTCTCCTTAGATAGAAGTAGCCAATGTCAATCCTGTTGTTTTAGCAAGGTACTGATTGGCTATATCTTTGTCAGTAGGACCATATAAAGCTACTGCACTCTTATTTAACACTGGAGAATCAGCGGGTGAAATACTGAATACGGCAGGTGCTAACCCAAATCCGCCCTGTGGCGTAGCAATCATTACTAGTGGCTTAGTAAGTTTGTATGTAGTTTCTGTTTCTTCTGCAACACGAGTGATGATTTCTTCACCTGCAAATGTCTTAAAAGTCATAACGGTAGTCGAGTCAGTTGTTTTCTGTAATAACACGCTTTTTTTCCTGTAATTCGTTGATAGACAATTTACTTAGTCCGCTATAACCACCTTCTACTAAAAGCTTTTCGTTATAGTAAATTTGTGGCACGGTCTTATGACCCTCGGCAACAAGCCAATCGCGAACACCCTCATCATTGATATCGACTTCGGTGTAATCTTCGCTCCAACTTTTAAGTAGGTGCTTTGCGCCATCGCAATATGGGCAATTATCTTTTGTATATAATGTAATCATTCATTTCTTTCCTCGTTGTCTTGGGTGTTTCCACTTTGGTATTTCTGGTAATTTGTGTTCTTGTTCTACGAATCTTTCACCAGTTTTGACCAATTTGTTTAATAATTTTTCCGTTAGTTTGTCTTCGTAAGAATCCATTGATGTCAGGCTGCGATCTTTTTTTCTACCACTGCCTATATAAAATGTATTTTCGCCACTACGATTATTAGTAATTTTCGTCATTTGTTATCATACTTGGTTTTTCTGGTCGGTCGCTGCAATAATCACATTCAGGATCGCCACAATTTTTTTCTAACCATTCATCGCAAGACTCACAATAATAAGCATCGTGTTTTTCGTTGTATTTTTTTTCAGAATTGCAAGTCTTGCATTTCTTCACAGACTAAATCCACTGAATGAATTGCTATCAACATCTTGCTTGGTGCCACCAATAACATAAGATGAGATTTCTGTTTCTTGTGGCGCAACTTGAACTTCTGCACCAGCAATCCACTTTTGTGTCCAAGGCAGCGGATTATTCTTAGTAGGATATGGCTGACCAAGACCAACTGCTTGCATACGCTTGTTAGCAATAAACTCAACATATTCAGCAAGTAGTTGATAATTTAGACCAATCATACTACCATCCTTGAACAGATATTGCGCCCATGCTTTTTCTTGATTGACAGCATCGTCAAACAATTTGATAGCATCTTCACGACACTCTACTTCAATCTGCGCATAATCAGGATCATCTTTAGGTAGCAGTTTTAGTAAGGTTTGTGTGCCAGCAAGATGCAGATTTTCATCACGAGCAATCAACTTGATAATTTTGGCATTGCCTTCCATTTTCTTCAATTCAGCAAATGCCCAACTGCAAGCAAATGAAACATAAAAGCGAACACCTTCAAGAATGTTCACACTCATAAGTGCAAGCCAAAGTGCTTTCTTATGTTCATAATTAAACCCACCCCAATCAGGTGGATCGAAGTCATCTAGGGTTCTTTGGTTATTCATTGTAATAAGTTTATCATAAAGCGCAGTGATATCACCAGCACAATCAACAATTTCCTGAATATCCATCATTTCATCAAATACCTTTGATGGGTTAGCATACACATTACGAATGATATGAGTATAAGAACGAGAGTGAATAGTTTCACTAAATGTCCAAGTAGTGATCCAAGTTTCTAATTCTGGTAAAGAACAGATAGGACCAAATGCCACTGCTGGCGCACGACCTTGAACCGAATCAAGTAAGATTTGACGCTTTAAGTTGCTTGTAAAGATATGCTGTTCGTTATCTGTCAAGTCTTTAAAATCTTTAGCATCACGAAGAATATCAATTTCTGTTGGCAACCAAAAGAACGACAATTGTTTTTCAGTTAGCTTTTCAAATTGGCGGTATTTCAAAGTATCATATCTTTGAATACTAACACCACCATTTGGGTCCAGAAACGCAAGTGATTTGGTGTGATCACTTTTATCCATAGCATTAAAAACTGTGCTCATCATTTTACCTTTTTTATTATTATATCATACTATTTTAGATAGTGCAACTTTCACAATTCTCTTGGTCATCAAGAGCAGCAAGTAGCGGTTGTTCTTGTGATAATTTTGCAATATCAACTTCACCTTGTCCATCAAAAGTATTGAAATAATACAGCGTCTTGATACCATACTTGTAGCATAGCAGTAAGTGACCAATCATAACACTCATTGGAATCTTTTCATCCGCATAGAATGTTGGATTATAACTTGTATTAGTGGAAATACTTTGGTCAATATACTTTTGCAGCACCGCAACTAGTTTCAAGTAACCTTCTGGTGATTTCTGATCCCATAGTAGTTCATACTTGTTCTTTAACTTACGGAACTCTGGCACAACTTGCTTCAACACGCCATGTTTACTTTGCTTAACAGAAATAAGTGAACGAGGCGGTTCAATGCCATTCGTAGCATTAGCAACCTGTGCACTAGTTTCTGCTGGCATAAGTGCCATAAGTGTACTATTGCGGATGCCATGTTCACGAAGACTTGCACGAAGTGATTCCCAATCCATACGCTCCACATGCGGCACAAGTTCATCAACTTCACGCTTATATGTGTCAATAGGTAAAATACCGCTACCATACTTTGTTTCATTGCTCTTTGGTGCAGCACCCTTTTCAATAGCAAGCTGGTTACTTGCCTTAATAAGATAATAACTCCATGCTTCTGCATACTCATCAACAAGCGCAAGTGCACGAGAATCACTATAACTCATATCATTCTTTGCAAGGAAATATGCGAAGTTAATGATACCAACGCCAAGTGGACGACGGTTCATCGTGCTTAATTGTGCTGCAATGACTGGATAGTTTTGATAGTCAAGGAGCGCATCAAGACCGCGAACAGCAAGGTCGCACATCTTTTCAAAATCTTTTGGTTCCTTAACATTGCCCCAATTAATTGCACTAAGTGTACAAAGTGAGATTTCACCTTCTTCATCAAAGATATGATTAAGTGGCTTTGTGGGTAGCGCAATTTCTGCACAAAGATTGCTTTGCTTAATTGGTGCAACACTTTCAATAAATGCACCATGGCTATTTGCATGATCAACATTCATAAGATAGATACGACCTGTATTCTTGCGTTCTTCCATGAACTGTGAGAATAGGTCAATTGCTTTATATGTTTTCTTACGAATCTTTGTATTCTTTTCTGCTTTTTCATATAGTTCTTTAAACTTATCTTGATCAGCAAAAAACGCATCATACAGACCTGGCACATCACTAGGCGAGAAACAAGTGATATCGCCGCCGCTCAGTAGACGCTCATACATAAGTTTGTTAAACTGAACACCATAATCCATCTGACGAATACGATTATCTTCGGTTCCCTTGTTATTCTTCAATACAAGCAAGTCTTCTATTTCATAGTGCCACAGCGGATAATAAAGAGTAGCAGCGCCGTTACGAACACCACCTTGTGAGCACGATCTAACTGCTGCTTGAAACATTTTATAGAATGGAATTAAGCCTGTGTGAGAGGCATCACCACGACGAATGGCACTGCCAATAGCGCGTATAGAACCTGCACCAATGCCTATACCAGCCTTTTGTGATACATACTTAACAATGGCACTGCTTGTTGCGTTAATACTGTCTAGGCTATCACCAGTTTCAATCAACACACAAGATGAGAACTGGCGCTGCGGAGTGCGAAGACCCGCCATGATTGGTGTCGGTAGTGAAATATCATGCTTAGAAATAGCATCATAATAATCACGCACATATTTTAAGCGAGTTTCTTGTGGATACTTGGCAAATAAGGTTGCGGCAATAAGAGCATACGCAACCTGTGGCGTTTCCATAATTTCACCAGTAACACGATTCTGTACCAAATACTTGCCACGAAGTTGTTCCATAGCAACATAAGAAAGTGTGCAGTCGCGTTCATGATCTATGAATTTATTAATAGTTGCCCATTCTTCTTCGGTATAATCGCCTAGCAGATTAGTATCATAAAAACCGCTTTCTACATTTTTTTTGATAATATCAATCAATGGTAGGGGAAAGTAATTATTATATACTTCTTTACGAAGGTGATAATTTACAAGACGACCTGCAACATACTGATAGTTAGGCGCTTCTTCACTAATAAGATCAGCAGCAGCCTTGATCATTGTTTCTTGAATTTCAGAAGTCTTAATATTATTGTAAAATTGTATTTGACTTCGTAGTTCTAATTCACTGGCACTTACGCCATTGATGTTTTCGGTTGCCCAAAATACTACTTTATGTAATTTTTCAATATTTAATGGTTCCTTGCGACCATCACGCTTTGTAACATTGATTGCCATTCTATTCTCTTTCAAACTGGTAAATTTTTGTAATTTGCACGATTAATCAATTCTGCCGATGGACTGATCGTGAGGTTATTTACAACCTCGCCCAAGCTGTAATTAAGCGTATATAATCCGCCTTCGCATCTGACTAAATTAAGGTATTCATGTTTTTCTCTATCTCTATAAACTTCAATAGCCATTGTATCACGAAATGGATAAGAAGTATAATATAAAGTGTAATACATTCCTAGTGCACGGGCTAAATCGCAGTAATTACCTTCACTAATAAGTGTCCAAGGATCAGGCCAGTTACGACAATCATCGTATTCAAGATAATTTGTAATGATTGGGCATTTAACCCAATCACGCGCTACAATTTGCAAATGGTTGTTTGCAATACTGCGACGATATGTTCGCCATTCTAAAATTTTATTATCAGATTTACCAGAGAACCAATTATAACATTTCAAGGTATCTAATTGCATAGTTGATGAGGCCAGTTCCATTTGAGTCTGAAGTGTAAGTTAAATCGGTTCCGTCAAAACCAAGTGTAACTCCTGTATCAGCATTTTGAGTTCCATCATCTTCTATACTATAAATTCCAGTCGGTGTCAATGTTAATTTTAACATACCAGTTCTAACTTGGCTTCCACTGTTTCTGTATATAGTATAATCTACTAGCATACCAACAACTTGACTATCAACACTATAAAAATTTGTTCCTAATCTTGAAGTAGTACTTGCTGCAAGCACTAATGATTGTCCCATAAGATGATGTTCAGTTCCAAGTCGCAGACCAACAGTATAATTCCATTCTACCGAATTAATAGTTTCAGTAACACGATTACTATCTGTTCTGTCAAAGCTATCACCAACTGATGCGCAACCAATAGCAGTAGTAGAATCAAAATATATAACTGGTACTACTGGACTGCTAGCGCCATTCAAGCTATCGCCAACATCTTTATAATAATTTGCAAAGCTAACAAAGTTAGTGGCGTTTGTTATATAAGCGCCGTATGAATAAATTTGATCCATTACACTGTTGCTAAGGGTAACACCTTTTGCGCTGCTACCAACTAGATAAACGCCGTTGTATAAGTTATTAAATGTACAACTATCCATTAATGCATTACTTGCACTTTGTGTAGCAGGTACATATAACCCAACATTGAATCCAGTAATTAAACAATCTACTAAATTAACATCGCTTGGAAATGTTAAACTTCTTCCTAGTATTTTTACGGCTGAAGTTATATTTCCAGATATAGTATCAGTTAGTGCAGTGACGGATGAAATTGGTCCTTGCATACGAACATTGTTCAATGTCACGCGACTTGCACTATCTATGACTATACCATCATTAAGACTTTTTAGCGTTAGATCACTGATAGTAATATCATTTGGCAACCCTGCACCATTTAATCCAATAAGATTCTGAATCTGTTGTTTATTATCTGCAGTATACATAACCCAAGTAATATATGGATAAATGTATGGGTTTGCGGTTTGTGTAATTTGTGTATTAAATGTTCCTTCACCTTCAATTCTAGCATTAGTAGGAACATTTATACTGCCACTTACAATATAATTTCCCGCAGGAAAATATAATCTCTTTTTTGCAGGATAGCTAGATGTGCGGCAATAAATTTCATAAAGTGCACGGTTAATAGCTTCTGTGTCATCAGTTACGCCATCGCCTCTTGCGCCAAAATCTTTTACACTAACAAAATCATCAAGTTTATCTTGTAACTTACGAATAGTACTGCTATTTCCAAAGGTATAACTTTGGCTAGTCCAAGCAATGCCATTTACACTGTTTGATATTTGACCAGCAGCACCCACTGCAATAAACTGTCCAGCATTATATAATAGCGCATCGGTTGTATAGTTTAGGTATTGAACAACATTTCTCCAATAAACATATTGATTGCTTGCATGGTATAGATAACCATACTGTCCGCCCAATACACTATAAGAAGCATTTGTTGCCGCATCATTTAAGTTGGGTGCTAATAAGTTTGAACCATAATAAACACTAGTGGGAGTCCAAGTTACAGAATCTTGACTTGCCAAGTATGTTAATCCAATATCACCTACTGCAAAGAAATAAGTTCCAGTGTATATAATGTCTAAAAAGTTACTATTTGTATATGTAGTAGTAGTACTCCAAGTGGTGCCATTTGTGCTTGTTGCAATTACACCATTGTCGCCAACTACTGTATACAAAGTAGTAGAACTTCCTGCTCCAGGAGCAGTAAAGGTTTGATAAATTACCGCATTTAGATCACTAAGCGTAACAGTTGTTCCGCTTGGATTTGTTGCTGAGTTGTTTATAGCGATTGACCAAGAAGTTCCATTTGCACTATAAATTCCCTTGCCGCCTACGCCAACTGCAATTGCCCTATAAGTACCACCGCCTAAATTTGCAACAGTAATATTACGAAGATCAGTGCTGAGACCACTTGACTGCGCAGTCCAAGTTGTTAGATTTGGGCTGGTAATAACTATACCACCAGCACCAACGGCTATCCACGAAGAACTAGGTATTCTGTTAATACCGTATAAATTGCTCGTTGTTCCACTTGTTCTGCTAGCAAATGTAGAAAACGCAACAATCGTTACCGCAGTTCCTGTTGCAGTTACAGGATTGCTCAATACTAAAGTACTAGTTCCTGCACCACTTACCACTGTAGTATTTGCTGGAATACCTGCACCAACGATATATTGCCCATTGGCAATAGTAAGATTTCCAACCGAAGTTATTGATGAACTGTTAACCGTTGTAGTAGCAGTGGTCGAAATTGTTGTGTTTGTTAAGATTTTGCCGCCATTGCCAACGGTTACCCAAGAAGTTGTTCCATCATAATAAGTTGTATTAAGAGAAGTTGCAACGCCACTCGAAAGAGTTGTCCATGTAATAGCATCTGCACTTACATAGATGCCGCCACTACCAGTTAATGCCATAAATGCATTGCTTGAATAATATATATTGGTAAAATTTTCAATGTTGCTTGCAATACTAGAAATATAGTTTAGCACACCATATGAATTTTTATAAACATCGCCCCAACTTGTTAGTGCGTATGCACTAGTTCCATCAGTAGCTACGCCAACAAATGAATCTACTAGCGATCTATTCCAAGTTACAGCGTCACTGCTATAATAAACTTTGTTGTTTGCAGCCGTAGCAATATAAGAACTGCCGCCGCTTGTTGTCAAATATCTTATGCCTAGCAAATCAAAACTACTGATACTCTTATTTGTCCAGCTTACGGCATCTGTGCTATAAACGACTGTGCCAGATTTACCAACTGCTACATACTTTCCATTAGCATAAGTTATTGCGTTGAGCGGCACAGATACTCCACTTGTGCGTGATTGCCAAGTGATGCCATTAACGCTAGTAAAAATACCGCCTAACAGTGTAACAAGAACAAATATTCCATTACCAAATGTAACATCATTGATTGATGTATAGGTAATTGCGCCACCAGTTGCTAGTAGTGTCCAAAAAGTTGTGTTAGTTGGAAGAATACCAGCAGTAGTAGTAGCGATGCAAAGATATGAATTGCCGCTATAACTTACAACTGTTCCGCTTGTATATGATACTGATGCACTATAGGTTTGTGTTCCCTGATTCCAAACGGTGCCGTTACTGCTATAAAGTACAGTACCATTAGCACCAACTGCCACGAAATAATTAAGTCCATACGCAATACCTAATAAATCACTGGTTGTGCCGCTATCAGTATTGCTCCAATTAATAGCATCTGTACTAGTTAAAATATGACCAGAAGTACCTACTGCAACATATATTGTTCCGTTCCATGCAATAGCATTATACTGTGCTTTGGCATTTCCTGTTTGTGGGTTATAACCAGCGTCATTATTCCTAAAGGTGTAGCTGTTGGCTAAATTTAAAATATCGCTGTATTCAGTAAGAATTTCTGTATTGCCAGTTTCTGGTGCACCATCGACAAGTTGACCATTGCCGATAAAAAGACGACGCTGATCAACGCTGTAACCAAGTTCGGCCTTAGCGAGTTGTGGTAAATTTTCTAGTAGACCGCTACGATGGGATATACGGGAAATTTGAACGATTGCCATATGGAATATCTCTCTTTAGAGATATTTATGTATAAATGGCAATGCTATTTGCAATAAAAAAACAATGGGAAAAAATTATTCAGAGTAAAATTTTGTAACTCTGTCCCACCATACTTGAGTCCAGTGTCCAAATTCATCGCCACAAATAATCCAACGCTGTGGTTCACAATCTTTAGAACACATTAAGATAACAATCTGTGATATATCTGTGCCAAACAACTCGTTGTGTGCAGCAGCATACGCAGCGCCTTTAATGAAATAGTCATGAATCCATTCAGTTTTCTTGGGTTTATTGGTTTGTTTGTAATCTACGATAGATGGTTTACCATTATAAACGCCAACAAGATCAGTAGTTCCAGCATAAAGTTGCGGGTAATATAGCGCAGTTTCCATGCCCCAATACTCTTGCATCTGACCTTTCATATAATTCTCAATAATAGTAGTTGCCATCTTAGCAGCATCGGCATGAACTAAATTACTGCCTGTTTTTAATTCTCCAGTTTCAAGCCAATTTTCTAACTGCTTGTGCATTGAAGTGCCGCGACCAGCAGCTTCTGTTGTAATAGCTTGTGCTTTTACAACACCTACACGCTTTTTCCACTCGTATAATGATTTCTTTTTTTCTTCACTCTTTGTTTTATCAAGGATCGTAGTTACACTAGCAACAACATCGCCTTCTGGCGTTTGATATCTACGACCTTCAACAGTTTCTTTTCGTGTGATTTGTTTATAATCATACAGCGGATTGTGCGTTACATATGGATTTGTCATATTATTAATA